TGTTTGCTGATGTAGCAGGCTGTTTGTGATGGCGCTGGTTTGCGTAAAGTATTCTGCTATTGACCCAGCGTTAGTGGCTGTCGCTGTTTTGCCGTCTAAGGCTGTGATTACAGATCGGTTGACGACCTCGTTAGCCTCAAATGAGATGCCAAGACCGTCGTATTTAATTTGAGTGCCATCGTCATGGAAGTCTGCTACCGACGCGCTAAGGGTTGTGCCAATGCGGTTTTGGAATGTAATCGTCCCAGATCGTGACATGAATACTCGACCGAACTCCGCTGTCTCGTTAATTTGGGTGATGTATTGCAAAACGTTTGTTTGTGCTGGCACGGTGTAGTCGGCATTATGGCCAAGGTTGACTGTGCCGGTGGCAATGCTTCGAGGGGACGCAGGATACGCAACTTCTGGCAAGTCAAGAACACTTGTAATGCGTTGACCTGATGTTTGCGCGCTGACGTTGTATTCGTTCATGTAGGTCTGTGACAGCAGATAGAACTGGTCAGCGCAATACACGGTTACGGTGTCTAAACCGCCAAGCGCGAAGTTGTAGTCATAATTGACGACATAGCCCGAAAACAGGTATTCAGGGTCGCCGCCAACGTCGTAGCGGATGAGCTGCACTTTACGCATCGGTGCAAGACCAGGCTTAGATTGCGGTGTGTCGTAGTACGGGCTGTTGTCGTCAAACGGGTTGAAAATGCCGTCCACGTCCTGAATAGTAAATGTCATTGTGCCAGCGCTGAACTGATCACCGACGTCTCGACGACCGCGCCTGACATTTATTTGCGTTGTGTCTGCCATGACGTTGGCATATTCGGTGTTGCCATCAAGTACAAAAAACGTGTTGTCAAGAACACCTGACGTCACGTTGTCAAGCGTGAACGAGTTAACAATAAAACCTGTTTCTATTTGCAGGTCATAATTACCTGAATCAACAACCGCAACGCCCGGCATTAGGCAATGTTCAGAGCCAACGGCCCTGCACTCCGTGAGTAGGCGCGCAACGCGTTAACAACAGATTCACCAATTTCGGCGCTTGTGGCAAGACCGCCAGTCACGTTGATAGTTACGCCGCCGCCCGTAGCCATGCGATCTAATGGCACGACGGCTTCTGGGCCTGCTTCGCCGATCAGGGCAAGCGTTGGCGCGGTCACAATTCCACCTTCAGCAAAGCGAGGAATGCCTAAACGTCCTGCAGCTGGTCGAGGCGCTTCACTTGCCCCAAGTTGCGGAATAGACAGTTTCGGTGCTTCTGGAATGTTCGGCAAAATTGGAATTGAGTTGTAAGCCTTAATAATCAGGTTTACCGCGGTGACTGCTGCGTTGACCATGCCCTCAAAAAACCCTGTAATGGTGTTCACAATTAGTTTTATGCCGTCACGGAACCACTCAAACTTGTTGTATGCAGCCACAAGAGCAACGACCAGCAATGCGATGCCGGCAGCAATAAGAGCAAACGGGTTAAGTGCCATGGCAATGTTTGTGACCACGATGGCGGCTGCGACCGCGCCAATAGCGGCTGCAATAGCCAAGAATGCTTTGGGGTTGTCTTGAGCCCATGCAGCGAATTTGTTAAGCACGGGTAACACGGCTTCAAGCACAGGCAACAGCGCTGCACCAATTGACTCTTTAGTTTCGCCAATTGAGTTCTTAAAAATCTTCATTTTGCCTGCAGCGGTTTCAGCACTCTTGGCAGTCGCGCCACCAAACGTCCCACCGAGCACGTCCATAATTTCGTTTAGGCTTGCGCCTTCTTTAATCATGGTTGACATCTCTGGGCTCAATGATCGAAGCGCCTTAAAGTTGCCCTGATATGCCTTGGCAAGCGCGTCAGCGACGCTGGCAGAATCCATGCCCGTGGCTGTGCTGATGTCCATGACAAGGTTCATGTCGTTCATGGCAATGTTGACGTCTTTTGTACCGCGCACAAGCGCTTCTAATGCTTTGCGATACTCGGTGTCAGCAACGCCAGACGCTCGAGACATTGCGCTGATTTGATCTTCAACCTGTGCGGTTTGCGCTTTGCCAGCGCCAGTCACATTTTGCAAAGTAAGCGCTAACGCAGCCTGCTCTTGTTGATCTTCCATGGCGGCTTTGGTTGCGTCACCAAGCGCAATAGCCAAACCCCCGAGCGCCGCAGCTGCAGGAATCGCCGCTTTCTTAATAGCAAATTGTGCTTTTTCGCCGACGGTCTCAAGTTGCTGGAACTGTTTGACAGCCTTCTTTACCCCTGTGCCGTCAAATTCGCTGATGATCGGGATATTGATTGCCATTACGCGATCTCTCTGTTCGCTTCTTCCATGACGCGCTTAACCAGTTGCTCCATCTCGGACATGACATCGTTTTGGCGTTGCTCGTATGCCTTCCACATTACTCGCGAACGGCTCCCATAACGGGAAGTCAACGCGCGACCAAGCGCTCCTTCCATGGACGTGTCAAACATGGTTCCTGTAGCGCCTTGCCATTGAATGACAAATGTGCCGACATTTGACTTGTTTCCACCATATTCTTTGATGTTTCGGGTGTTGATTTTGGCGGCAATTTTTTGTTTCATGCCTGGTATCCACGGCAACATTTTGAACCCTGATCGAGTGCTCCAGTTGCGCGCCATACCAGACAACGGCACATTTGACGGCACAAACTTGTTGGCATCGTCAATAACAGGCTGGACGATTTTCTTATAATCCTTGGTGATTTCACGGCGCAAAGATTTGTCAATCTTGTTGATGGTCTTTAAGGCTTCTTTAAGCCCGACGACCTCAATCTTTGTTGACACTTGGTTCACGTCATCTCCGTTTTTTGTTTGCCTCGTTAAGCACTTTAATGACAGTTGCCAAGTCTTTTGAGTCAAACACAATGTCGCTGGGCCACCAACCGACCGCGACTAACACTTCTGCTAGTTGGCGGCGGTAGGTGCCGCGTCCGTAGGGTTTGGGTCGGTCTCGTCCAGTACCGGCAGAATGTCGATGTCAGGGTTTTTGCTTAACCATTCGCGCCAGTTATCACCAACTTGTTCGCCTTTGATCTTAAGAATTGTGTGCATCCAGCAGGCGTAATCCGAGTACAACGGGTTTGCGGAGAGCTGTTGAATGTTGCGACGCTCGAGTCGTTCCCATTCGGTGACCACAAACAAGTTTGTGTAGTAATACTCGGGTGCGCTGTCAGGCGTGCGCTTTAATTGCAACTTAATTTTCATTTGTTCTCCTATGTCGGCTTGGAACCGTTAATTACGGTGTGACGTCAACGCTATATGTGCCGCCCTGAAACTCGATGTCCCATTGGCTTAGTTCTCCCAGCGATGCGTTAATCACAGGAATGCTGGCCAAATAGGTGTCCGTCAAAATAAAGCCAGGATTGGTGCTTCCATCAGCTGCAGTCGTTGGATTTACTTTGACAACGCATTTAGTGCCAAGCAATGGCGACAAGATTGCATATGACTGGCTTGCTGCATATGACGCAAAAACGGTGAGCGTTAGCGAGTTGCTATACAAACCAGCGGTCATGGTGCGCGATGTCTGACCGAACGCGGTGTCCTCTAATGCTTCGGCTGTCACCGTGAGTGTTGCTGCAACAACATCGTCGGTGATGTCAACGATCGTGCCGATAGCGGTTCCGACTTTTACTACTGGATTCGAGAGGTAAGTTGATGCTGGCATGTTTGCTCCTTAAGTTCTGATCTGATAGTAGATGATTTGTATTCGGTAGTTGTGGATTATGCGGTCTGGGCTTCTATTGCGCAATCAAGGTCATAGCACGGGTACAAAGCGCCACCAATCTCAAGGCTTGACGGACGGCCAGCCATGACGATAATTGGCGAGGCAAGCACGGTTGCCACAATGCTTAAGATTGAGCGGAGTACCGGCAGACCTGCAGGGCCAGAGCCAATGACCTTGATCGGAAACTCAAGGCGCACAATATTGCCGTTGCCAGCAAACGTCGTGAAGTTCGGCGCGTCAAGATACACACAATTAGGTGCAAGTTTGGTTGGATCGTTCACAACGCGCAATCCAGATACCGCAATCAGCGTCGCGGTGACGTCATCAATCGCTTCGTTAAACAGGTCGGTGTAAGCCATCAGGCAACCGCTGGACGAGGGATGCCAAGCAGCTGCTTGACGATTGGGGTCAGGCTTTGCTGTGGTGCCGAACCCATGCCGTCAAACGTGGCGTAAGTTGCCTCTATTGAGCC